ATTTCATCTAATCCTGTTATAGATTTAACTGGTCAATCAGCTACAGGTTCTTTAGGTTCTTTAACAATAGATAATATAACTCCTGCATTGTTAACAGGTCGGTCGGCTTCAACAACTTTGGGAACTTTAACTACAACTCAATTATCAATTGCTAGTTTAGTAGGGTTAGGACAAACAGCTACTACTACACTAAATGATAATATTGCTTTGCAATACTTTAATAGATTAGTACCTAAAGACAGCACAGGTTATTCAAGGAAAGTACCTAAAGATAGTACCGGATATACTAGAAAAACCCCAAGAGATAGTACAGGTTACACAAGGAAAATTGCAAACTAATGTTTGACTTAGAACTAAATAAATAATATAAATAAAACAATCAGGAGAACAAAATTATGGCATCAACTTTTTCAGAGCTTGGTATAGAGCTAATGGCAACCGGCGAAAATGCTGGTACTTGGGGAACAAAAACTAACTCAAATTTAAATCTAGTAGAACAAATCACTGGTGGATATGTAGAACAATCTATTGCAGGTGGCGCGAATACTACCAATCTTCTTGTAGTGGATGGAGAATTGACAGGTAAAGCTCAAAACAGAATTATAAAACTTACAGGATCTATAACAGGTAACCAAGTAGTTACTCTTCCTGTTAACATGGAAAATTTTTACATTATTAATAATGCTACTACAGATGGTAGTGGTACTCCAACCGTTCAAATAAAAGCAATATCCGGTTCAGGTGCAACAGTTACTTGGGCAGCAGGAGAAAAAGGATTTAAAATACTTTATTCAGATGGTGTTGCAACAAACACAGGGGTTTTTGATACAGGATTCTCAACTTCAACAGGTGATGTAACTCTTACTGGAACACAGACTTTAACAAACAAAACTTTAACAGCACCTAAAATTGGTACTTCAATTTTAGACACAAGTGGCAACGAATTATTTAAATTAACTGCAACAAGTTCAGCGGTTAATGAACTTACATACGCTAATGCAGCTACAGGTAATTCACCTACATTTACAGCATCTGGTAATGACACTAATATTGGTGTATCAATTCAGCCAAAAGGTTCAGGAGCCGTGAAACTAGATTTACTTACCTTCCCAACAGTGACGGGTGGAGCAAATCAAATTATGACATCAAATGGTTCTGGAGTTTTATCTTTTGTAGATAACTCTGGTGGAACAAATTGGCAATCAAGTATTGTAACAGCATCAACTTTAACAGCAGCTGCTGGTAATGGTTATTGGATTAATACAACCTCTAATATTTGTACTATTACACTTCCTGGTTCTCCTAGTGTTGGAGATACAATTATTCTTGTAGATTATGCTAGAACTTGGGGAACTAACAAAATTACATTTAATTTAAACAGTTTAAAATTTCAAGGAAACACAACCCCACTTCCTGTCTATGATACTGATGGTCAATCAGTTACAATAGTTTATTCAGGTGCAACAAAAGGTTGGATTCCAACTGTTGATGATGATGTAACTTATGAAACTCCACAGTCTTATACAATTACTTATTTAGTAGTTGGTGGTGGAGGTGCTGGTGGTTCAGATTCAAATGGTTCAAACAACTCATCTGGTGGTGGTGGCGGTGCTGGTGGTTTAAGATCAGGTTCAGTAAGTCTTGATCCTGGTGTAACTATGACTGCCGTAGTAGGTGGTGGTGGTAATGGAAATGTAGCTGGTAACGGTTCAAGTGGTACAGCTTCATCATTGGCTGCTACAGGACTTACAACAGTAACATCTGCTGGAGGAGGCGGAGGAGGTGCAGAAGCAAACAATGGTATAAATGGAGGTTCTGGTGGCGGAGGAGGAATGGGTAATGATGGTCCAACTGGAAGTTACGGTAATGGAAACACTCCAAGTGTATCTCCCTCTCAAGGAAATAATGGAGGAGCGGCTGAATCTCCGAATAGTTCTACTGCAAGTAGTGGTGGTGGCGGTGGTGCTGGAGAATCTGGTAATACAGACGGAAATGGATTTGGAGGAGATGGAACTCAATCATCTATAATAGGAAGTGCAACATTTTATGCTGGTGGTGGCGCTGGTGGAACTGCAACTAGTGGTAGTGCTAAACCTGGCGGAGATGGTGGCGGTGGCGCTGGTACAACATCGTCTTCTGGTGCAAATCCTGGAACAAATGCATTAGGCGGTGGCGGCGGTGGTGCTGGTGAATCAGCTCCAAACATTAAAGCTGGTGGTACTGGTGGTGATGGTGTTGTAATTTTATCTGTACCTATTGGAAATTATTCAACAACAACATCGGGTTCTCCAACAGTTTCGGAGAGTGGAGGAAATAAAATTATTAAATTTACAGGAAACGGAACTTATACTACATAGGATATTATTATGGCACATTTTGCAAAAATAGGATTAAATAATAGAGTAATAGCAGTAGTGACATTAGATGATTCTGTTATTACAGATGATTCAGGAATTGAAAGAGAAGATTTAGGAATAGATTATTTATCAGAAACTACAGGTTGGCATATATGGAGAAGAACTTGGAAAGACAAATCTCAAAGATATAATTATGCTTCAAAAGATGGAACTTGGGATGAAGATGCACAAGCATTTATCCCACTTAAAATATTTGATAACTTTGTTTTAGATACAAATACTTACAAATGGATTCCACCAATACCTTGTCCAGACGATGGTACAAATTATGTATGGAATGATAAAACTTCAGAATGGATAGATGCAGAATTAGTAGTCAATGACTACTAGTTATTTATGCCTCCTATAAAATCAGAAAATGTTTCTTGGCAATTTGAAACAGACAAAATAAATCTCTATTCTTACAAAGATAATTTTTTATCAAAAGAAGAATGTGATCAAATTATAAAAATAGGTCATTTAAAAAAATTACAATTAGGGAACACAGAAAATAATAATAAGAAAAAAACAAGGAAAAGTAATATCAGTTGGTTATCTCCATCTGATAATTTAGAATGGTTATACAGAAGATTGACAGATGTAATAACTGATTTAAACAATAAATTCTTTGGATTTGATATATTTGGTATTCAAGAGGGACTACAATTTACAAACTATAAAGCACCTGATGGCAAATATGATAGTCATACAGATAGAGGATATGGATCTGTTATTAGAAAATTATCAATTAGCATACAATTAACTAATGAAGATAATTATAATGGTGGAGATTTAGAATTATTACAAAGTGACAAAGCAGAGAAAATGGATAAACAACAAGGTAAGTTAATTATGTTTCCTAGTTTTGTTCAGCATAGAGTTACGCCTGTAACTAAAGGAGAGAGAAACAGTTTAGTTATTTGGGTAACTGGAAATAACTTTAAGTGAAAGAACACAAAATAAATTCACAATACGATTTTGTTCAAGGTTATTATATGAATGACTTGTCAATTTGTGATTATTTAATAAATCTTCATAAAACTACAAAAACAGTAGATGGGTTTTCTGGTAATCGAATTAATAAAAACAAAAAAGATAGTACTGATCTAGTTTTAAAACCACAAGAAACAAAATTTTATCAAGAGCTAAATCAATACTTTCAAGAACAAGAAAATGCTTTAAATGTTTATAAGAAAAAATATGAATACAGTAATACTAATATTTCGGAATGGAGAATAGATGATGATTTTAATGTTCAAAAATATAAACCATCACAAGGTTATCATGCTTGGCATTGTGAAAGAAATTCATTAAGTAATTCAAATAGACATTTAGTTTGGATGACTTATTTAAATGATGTTAAGCAAGGTGGCGAAACTGAGTTTTATTATCAAAAATTAAAAGTAAAACCAGAAAAAGGATTAACTTTATTTTTTCCTAGTGATTGGACATTTACACATAAAGGTCATACTACAATAGATGAAGATAAATATATAATAACTGGTTGGTATCATTTAATAAAATGAAAATTATAGATAATTTCTTAAACAATTTAGAATTTCAAAAAATTAAACAATCAATATTAAATCCTTATTTTGATTGGTACTATCAATCATCAAAAGTATCAGATAATGATGGTGGACAACAGTTCACCCATATATTTTTAAATGAAGACGGTAAGATGAGTAAATACTTTAATGTATTAAAACCAATATTCTTTAAGTTAAAAGCTAAAGATATTATAAGAGCAAAAATTAATTTAACTCATAAGAAAGAAACTATTAAACAATTTGAATACCATATTGATACACCTAAAAAATGTAAAACTGCAATATTCTATTTAAACACTAATAATGGAAAAACTTTATTTAAAAATAATAAACAAATAGATAGCATTCAAAATAGAATGGTAATATTTCCTAGTAATTTAAATCATACAGGAACAACACATACTGATAAAAATTTTAGAATAGTATTAAATATTAATTATACAGATGTTGACAACTCTTAAACATTAGTATATTTTAATTTGAGGTATGTCAGAAGAAAGTATAAAACCTACGGTACAAAATTTATTTCCAACACCTATCTATACAACAAAAATAGATAGAGAATTTACAAAACAAGAATTACAATTTGTAAGTAATCAAAAAAACAAATGTACACAAAATAAAGGTAATATTAATACTAAAGATAATTATATTTTAAATAGAAAAGAATTTAAAAACATTAATAAGTTTTTAGAAAAACATTGTCAAAATTATTTAGATACCATTATATGTCCAAAAAATAATATAAAGCTTCATGTAACTCAATCGTGGTTAAACTACACAGAAAAAGATCAATACCATCATCAACACTCACATCCAAATTCAGTAGTGTCTGGTGTATTGTATTTTGATTCAGACAAAGAAAATGATAAAATACTTTTTAGTAATACTGGGTATAAACAAATAGTCCCGACAATAGATGATACAAAATTTAATTTATGGAATTCAGCAACTTGGTTTTTTCCTGTAGAAACAGGCGATTTATTTATGTTTCCTTCATCAACCACTCATCAAGTAGAAACCAAACAGGGTAGTAATACAAGAATAAGTCTATCTTTTAATACCTTTTATAAAGGAACTGTAGGATCAAATTCTGATTTAACGGAGTTGATATTATAAACAAAAAATTCTAGGATCTAAAAACAATATGTTTAACAAGCATTCACATTTAGGTCTTTCTTCTTGATTTAAACGATGGTATATACTTTATGATGAAGGCAGTAATCCACCATACCTACTGCCTTCTTTATAAGGATTTTATATGCTACAAAAATTAGGCTTTTTACCAGGATTTAACAAACAAGTTACAGACACCGGGGCTGAAAGCCAATGGGTTGAAGGAGAGAACGTACGTTTTAGGTATGGTACTCCTGAGAAGATAGGGGGTTGGAATCAATTAGGTGCATCAAAACTTACGGGTGCAGCTAGAGGTTTACATCATTTAGTTAGCACAACTTCTATTAAGTATGCAGCTATTGGTACTAATAAAATTTTATATATATATTCTGGTGGTGTGTTTTATGACATTCATCCTTTAGTTAATCCAACAGGGACAGCACTTACAAGTGCGTTTAGCACGACTCAAAATCAACCAACCGTCACCATAACTTTTCCAGGAACACATACTTTTCAACCTCAAGACATTATATTATTTAGTGACTTTAGTGCTATTACAAATTCTAACTTTAGTGCAGCAGATTTTAATGATAAAAAATTTATGGTTACATCTGTACCTAATAATACAACTATTACAATTACAATGCCTAGTAATGAAACTGGTTCAGGTGCAACAACATCTGGTGGAGTTAAGTATTATCAATATTACCATGTAGGACCTGCAGAACAGTTAGGGGCTTTTGGTTGGGGTATATCTTTATGGGGTGGTAATATTTTGGGAGCATTAACCACTACTTTAAATGGTGCTTTAGGAGATAACACAAATGGTAATAATGGTTCGGCTACAGAAATTACTATCGGTAGTACAACAGGTTTTCCAAGCACGGGTACAAACTTTATTCAAGTAGGAACAGAGGAAATATCATACACAGGAATTACAGCTAGTAAACTAACTGGTATAACAAGGGCAGTAAGAGGGACTACAAGAGCAGCACATAACACTGGTGTTACAGTTACGAACACTTCATCTTTTACCGGATGGGGAACTCCTGCAGCTAACACAGACTCAGTAACTGATCCAGGTCTATGGTCCTTGGACAATTTAGGAAGTACCTTAATTGCATTAATACATAATGGTGAATGTTTTAAATGGGATGCAGACGCAACAAATGCTACAGGTAATAGAGCAGTAATTATTCCAGGTGCACCAACAGCGTCACGTGACATGTTAGTGTCAACTCCGGATAGACACTTAGTATTTTTTGGTACAGAGAAAACTATTGGAGATAAAACATCACAAGATGATATGTTTATAAGATTTTCATCACAAGAAAATATTGAAGACTACATACCTACAGCAATCAACAGTGCTGGTACACAAAGATTGGCCTCTGGATCACGGATCATGGGTGCTAAGCTTGGTAGGAATGCAATTTACATTTGGTCAGACACTTCTTTGTTTACTATGAAATTTGTTGGAACTCCTTTTACTTTTGCTTACGAACAAG